TAGCAGCAAATCTTTGACCAGATTGAACAACAAATCCTAAAAGACTATATAGAGTTTGAGAGGGTTCTTTGTAAGGTAGAGGTAAGAGAGCATTTCTTAAATCACCATTAGGTGCATCAATGTCTCTAAATTCTCCTGGCTGTATAGGTTGATCATCGTCTCTCATTCGAAGTCCACGTGACTTGAATCCTGCTGGTAAATTTGCCAAAGTACCTGCGTCTATTAATTGTCTTAAAATTTTTGTAGCTGTTCTTGATAAAGAACCAATTAAATGAATTAAACCAAAGCCATAGAAACCAAGCCCTGGTAAAAATTTGTAATGCACAAAATATCTTTTCTTTAATTTTTTATCATCACCCTTTTCATAGTTTCTTCTAATACCTACTACTTTACCTGAGTTGTCTTCAATAGTTACAATGTATGGTATTTTAATTCCTGTAGGCTCATCGTCCATACCTTTGTCTTCAAAACCTTCTAAATCTAAAGACACGTGAAACTCATATAGTCGAATAGATTTATCGATATAAGAAGGACGAAGACCTTCCATCTCATCATATTTTTTTTGCACTTCGGAAGGATCTGCGTCTGAAGGCATTATTTCAATATCTTTATAAAACCCTGAAACTTGTTTTTTTCTAAAATCATTGTAACTCATGTTAATGATTTGAGTAATTCTTTCACAAGAATCTAAATCACTAGCCATATAATTTACAACCAAATCTTCTGCTGGAACAAACTTTGAAACAGCTCTATCCATTAACTCATCGTAATAAACTTTTTTAAATGTCGAACCTGCAAGAGGTAAATAAAATAACATTTGATCAAACTCAGGTGTGTAATCTTCCATCTTATTCATCAACTGATAGTTCATAAATTCTTGAACACGTTGTGACTGAGAATATTTTTCAGGAGTCTCTTCTCCCATAACTGCTGTTCGAACAGGACCATTCGCTGGTAGTAACTCTTTGAATGCTGATGCTTGAAACTGAGTAGCACTTTCAGCCAATAAAGGATGAGTCACACCACTTGCTCCTGCAAAGGGTTTGGTTCTCTCTTCGTATTTTAATCCTAATAGATCTAATCCTTTAATGTAAGATTCTTCCCAATCTTTTCTAGATGAGCGATCGTTTTCTAATTCACTCAACAATTCATCGGACAACTGATCTAAATCTCTGTCGTCCATCACTTCAGCTAAGTTCGAATAAAATTCTACTTCTTCAGGAATCTCGGACATTGGATCGAAGTCAAGAGTTGCTCCTCCATCTTCATCTATTTCAATTTCCATTCCCTCAGGAGTGGGTATTGATTGTCCATCAATCTGTACTTCTGTATCTGATTTAATAATCTCTAGCTCAGGAGCTCCTGTTTGATAGAGTCCTTTGTCAATATTATCTGCCATAATTTAATTTATATCACCTAATCGACCTTTTACAACATGTCTATTTTTGGTAGTGATATAGGTCCTCCTTTTTTCTTTTTGCTTATTTTAGGTGTCACAAATCTAGGAGTTTCCACATTAGAAAAGTCACTGTTAAGATCCACCATATTATCTAAAAATTTTGTAATTGTATCTGCGCTGTCAGATACAACATATCCTCCAAAGTTTCCTGAATCCCAATACTGAACTACATTATTAAAGTTATTCATTAGTATCTTTTCAAAAGATTCAGAAGTCACTTGTCTCTCATTCATACCTGTTAAAACAATCTCTTCTTTTTCAGTCATTTGTTCAGGATCATAATACTGAGACTTAAATTCATTCTTCTTCGCCTCATTGGCATTCCACACAGGATCTTGTTTCGATGTAAAAAATTTTTCTTCAAAGACAGCAAAGCCAGTATCTGTTAGTTTGTCAGCAATCAATTTAATTTTAGAAGCTCTCTCGTTATCAATAAATTGAAATACCATTTTCTCCGAAAAAGCATCAACAGAATTATCTGGGATATCTTTAGGATCAAAATAATCTACATCAACTCCTTTTTCTGTAAAAGCGTATTTACCGAACTCTTCAGGATTAGTTGTAAACGCTTCAAGAATAAATTCTGTGTTGGGTAATTTTTGTTGTAAAAAAGATTCTTCAGCCTTGGGATTAGGGTCTAAAACGATACCTTCAATACTAGGATTAAGCTCTGCTATTGTATTAACAAAACCACCTTCGGTTCCTCCAATATCAATAATAGTTCCTCCTTTAGGAAGAGTCTTAGATATTGCCTCAGCAGTTGCTATTTGAGCCTCCTTAAAAACTGGTATGCTCGTGTAAATGTGATTTTCAAAATTGCCTATTCTCTTTTCATCAAATATTTCTGTTGCCTCTAAAGCATCAGAAGTATCCAACAACTGTTTATAACTTTCTTTAGGGACATATAATTCCCCACCTAAGATATCAGAAAAAAAAGTAACACCTTGTTCTTGAGAAGCTTTGACTAGAGGTAGCTCGCCACTAACCGTTGTTTCTCTTCCTTGGTTAGATTGCTGTATGTCTGATCCACGGTCCGTGGTTTGCGACTCGAGGTTGGACGAGACTGATTCTTTAGTCTCTTCGCTTTGGCTAGTTGTAATAGGCTTTGTTTCATCTTCTTTCTTTCTATCAGTATTTATAAGGTTCAGCAAGTCTAATGGATCAGGTTCAGGAGGAGTCGGAGTTTTGTCGTCATCCTTTTTCGGTGGAATTTGATTAGACTTCTCTAAATCTTTTAATGCTGTCACCGAAGGTGACGCCGCTAAATTTGTAATAAAATTAGCTACATCATCTAAAGTTATATTACCGAGAGCTAATTCTTTTTGAATCTGACTAGCTTGTTGTGATCCCACAGCACCCACGAGCAACGATCCGAGGACCGTGGGACTTGCTCTCATTAGTAACTGTTGTATCATTAATCTCCTTCCACGATCAACGGGCCACGAGTCATGGCTTCTTTATCATCGTCAATAATTAATTTGGTATCATGAGTTATACCATTCTTGTCGTAATTCTCTAAGACTTTAATAAGTTCATCCTTATTCATATTTTCTAAAGGCGTGTCCGTTTGAACTTTGTTATCGTAAAAACCAGCCACCTTACCTCTGTTGACTTCAGCAGCCACGGCCGCCGAATAGTGTTTATGTTCTCGCGCTTCTTCTCTGATCTGTTTTAAAGAGGCCAAATGAGACGCTGTCGATACTCCATACATTTGATGAAGATCTTGTTTCATCTCATGAATGGCCTCTACTACGAAAGGATTATGATTAGGGTTTAATAAATCAGTGGCTGTTTGTCTAGCTCTATTCTGAGAATAGCCAGCTCTGCGCGCCGCTTCGGCAGCGGAACATTCTCCGAGTAAAACTTTGTGTACGTATTCATAAACAAAAATCATCTGTTTCGGTGTTAGTTTCTGTTTCAATCTCCTATCTTCAGGATTAATTAATTTTTTAGTAGTACTCATATTTACGTTTACTCCTCGGTTCCATGTCATCTTCATCATCATGCAAAGAGACAAAGCTACCTTGTCTGTATCTTAACAAGGCTAGTGTTGTTGCGTCAACTAAATCATCATGCTCTCCATAAGGAAATGAGGCTATCTCTTCTTGGACATCTTCAGCCCATTCTGTGTCAGGTCGCCAAACATGACCAGCTTCAAAAATAGGAGAAACAGAATTTAATCGCACGTGTTTATCTTGCCCTCTGTTGGGAGAGAAAGCTGTCGCGTATACTCCGAATCGCCGAAGCTCCTGTATCAAGGGTGTCCCTGATGCCTTAGCTTCAATGATGACACTATCAGGTTGATAGAGTTGAAGTTCTTCTTTTGCTACTTGTTTTAGCTCAGGAAAGTCCCAACGCCCTTTTCTTGCGTTCAATAAGATCAAATGTGTTTCAGGTCCTTCATCAGGATGAAAGACACCCCAAGTTGTAATAGCTGAATAGTCAGCAGACTCCTTTTTGGAAAATGCAGTATCATAACTTTGAATTTTATAAGAACAAAGTGGTGGGTCTTCCTTCTCCCAAATGTTCCACCATTCGCGTTTCACGATACTCGTGCCATCGTGTGTTGGATTTTGTTGCCACTGAGCGCTCCACTTGGTAGGAACAAGAGAAGCTTTCACTTTATCTAGTTCATTAAGCTTCCAATACTGAGGCCAAATAGGTATACGCTTTTCTTCGTCATCGTCATCTAAAATTGCCGGGAATTCTATGATGTCCCATTTGTCAGCTTTGATATCACCCATCTTTTTGATCAATTGACCAGTCAGATCCTTGTCAGACCATCGAGTCATCACGATTACAATACTTCCCCCTGGTTGCATACGCTGTCGAGGACCAGATGTATACCACTCATAGGCGTTATCCATCGCATTTTCAGACAAAGCATCTTGTTCACTATGTGGATCATCAATGATTAGTAGGTCAGCACCACGACCTGTGATGGCACCACCCACACCTGCCGCGTAATACTCGCCTCCTAGGTTAGTTTCCCATCTTCCCGCCGCTTGGTTATCAGTTCTAAGGTTAACATTGGGAAATATTCCTTTGTATTCTTTGGTATTCATCAAGTTTCTTACTTTACGACCAAATCTTATCGCTAATTCACCAGTGTGAGTCGCTTGAATGATCTTGAGTCTCGGATTTTGCCCCATCATCCATGCCGGGAATAAAAATGAGGCGAACTCACTTTTTGTATGACGTGGGGGCATGTTGACAATTAGCCTTTGGTTCTTCCCTGTCAGAAATTTTTGAAATTGTTGCGCGATTTTGATGTGATGATTGCCTTCAACGAACTCAGGCCACACTGCTTTGACAAATCTCATGAAGTTTCCACGTGCATGTTCTTGTTCAATACGCTTTCTAAGCAATACCATCGCCTTTAATTGGTTCGCATCTAAGTTTTTATAGTCTATGTGCATATTTCACCCCTATAGTGTGTGTATGTTGCCAGGACAAGGCCAACGTCATGCGGACCGGGGCCAAATTTTTGGGGGTCGGTGCTCGATCTCCGCGAACCTCGGACCGTTGGCCCTAAGTACCTAGGCCCTATTGTTGCATAATATATGTTATCAGCCACCCAAACGCTATATTTATCAACGTTTTTCGCGTCTCGCGAATTGGTATGTCTATATTTAGTGGTACTCATGCAAAATTTCGCTGATCGTGGACCATGGTTGTCCCACTTGAACTGTGCAAAGTGGTGGAAACTCGCCATTTTCTGCAAGAAAGTCGATATCCGTGGACCTATACAGAAAAAACGCTCTCTCTTTGAGGGAGCGTTGCAAGATAAATAGTCCGTTCATAATCTGTTTGTATTTATGATGAAAAGCTTTTTGATGAGGTCTCAGGCTCTGTAACAATCTAGAACGTTCACAAACCTTACATTCGATAAACAAAACACGTTTCTTTTTATTGAACAATATCAAATCAGGAAAACCGTTTATTGTAGTTGTTTCAATCCTAATTGGATTAAATTCAGGTAGTTTATCCTTCACCATTTTATATAAGTTTTTTTCTGCACTCATTTAAAAATACACCGTTACACAATAGAGAAAATTTAACGATTTACAATTATGGTACTAGAGATTTTCTGACAACTTCTTTTAAAATAATCAATTTGGAAAAAGTATCTAATTACCTAGAGGGTATAAAAAAGCCTTATTTTTCAATAAACAAGCGGACACTATGCACACTTCTAAAAATGAGTAGTGTGATAGGTAAAACCCACCTAATTAAAGCTAAAACACATAAGCGGACACTATCACACTTGTTTTAAAATATTTTTTTATTTTTTTTTTATTTTTTCAAAAAACCTCTAGTACTGTCCGCGCTCCACGATCCACGCCTCACGACCCTCAAACCCTGAAACGTTCATACTTTGTTCACTTTAGCACTACATTCGATATATCGAACAATATTCACCTTAAAGAATTGAGTCTTTAAAGCTATTTTAAGAGCCCTAGAGCATATGATAAATTATCTAATAAAAACATACACGGACCTTTTTAAAACGCTCTTAAAACGCAAAAAAATGCCTGTGGATAACTTCGACTTTTTTCTAATTTTTTTTCATTTTTTATCAATTATTTATCTTTTTTTATTAGGTATTATCATAAATTAGTGTAAGGTCTTACTTAGATGACAACAAACCATACTTTAGAAACCGCGCTAGAAGACAATAAGCCAGTTACCACTTTGGGGAATGCTGACGATATTTTAGCCATCGGGTCTAAGGTGCTAAAACACTCAAAGAATTAAGTTTCTTGGGTCTTCGGACTCGGTGGGTTGCTGAGGTTGGGCGCTACATACTTGCCCCTCAGTGCGTAGATAACTCGAACCAATCAGGCTAAGCTTCCAAACCTTATCTTGAGACGCTGAGAGCAAGTCTTCAGAGCAATGAGCTCAATCGGTGACACCGATAAGGAAACAGTCAAACAGAATTCAAATTATGTATTTTTGATAGGGCTACTAAGTTAGCCTTATCATGAATGCATAAAGCGTTCAGAAAGAGAGCAAACAATGAAAAAACTAGAAATATCTCTACCAAGAAATGAGAGAGATCAGGAATTAGTTGACGATCTTACAGAAGCAACAAACTTGTTTCTTAGTGAGTTAGTATCTAAAAGACTTCAAAACACTTTGAAGATCAAAATTCACGTAAGAAAGACCACAGTCAAAAAAAAGTGGGGAGATAATTGCCAAGGTGTTCACTTAGCCAACGCAAAAGGTTCTAGCCCTGAAAAAAATCACAAGATCATAATCGATCATACTGCTGATATTTTCAAAACTTTGGCGCACGAATTAGTGCATGTTAAACAAATTGCTACAAAGCAATATCAACAACGTTGGTGGAAATCTGATAACGAACTTCACACACGTTGGGAAGGTAAGGAACTAGGTCCAAAGAGAAGAATTCCTTATAAACAAAGACCTTGGGAAATAGAAGCTTTTGACTTACAACATAAATTACACAGTAAGTGGAAAGACATTCTTATCAACAGACTTTATCTTGCCTCTAAAAAACAAGCTGAACAGTCAGCATAAATACTTTTGATTACTCGTTATTGGGTAATCATGAATATTTATCAATATTCAGAAAGAGAGCAAACAATGGAAAAAGCAGAAACAAAACTTTATTTAAACGTTGATCAACTTCACTTTCTTCGACATTTAGTCGAGAAACACAGAGAAGATTACCTTTATATCGGTAGAGAAAAGCAAGATTTACTTTTACTAGATATTAAAAACGCTCTTCATATTTTAAAAAATAGTAAAGAATATGAAAAAGAAAAAGAAGAATACAACGAAAGACTAGAACTTGTATTCAGTAAATAAATACTTTTGATTACTCTATTTGAGTAATCATGAATATTTATCAATATTCAGAAAGAGAGCAAACAATGAACTTACCAAATATTAAAATAACTCTTAGAACTGTTTTTAATTTGTTCAAGAGTCAGGACCTACATCAAGACGGTAGCTTTACCGAATGGTTAAACGATCAAATAAATAACAATGATTTTTTTGATCTTAAAGATACTTATAATTTACACGATGTTTTAAAAGAACTTGATATTGATAAAGACTATTTAGAAACTCATGAAAAAGGTTTTACTTATAAATACTTTAAAGAGGGACCAAGAGTCTTAATCAAAGAAGCACAAAAAATATAAATACTTTTGATTACTCTATTTGAGTAATCATGAATATTTATATATTCAATAGGCTAGGGTAGTGCCTAGGTAAAAAGAAGCGAACCTTGTGTTCAAACCTAAAACTGCCCAAAAGAATAAACAAACAAAAGGAGCAAAAAATGACTACATTTTATTTAAATACGACTAAAAGCTTAAGAAAAGAGTCCTCATTCGGATTTAATACTTACTATTCCTATGCAACTCCAGTTGCATTCGAAAGATATGGGAAACTTTTCGTGAGCGAAAACGTTTGGTCCAGAACGACTGGCAAACACTTAACACAAATTGACGGAGGCGCTAAAAAATCAAGAATTCCTCATGATGAATTTGTTAAAATATACAACGAAGCGAGACAGGTTCTTTAATGTATAGAAAACCAAAAGCAGAAATTATAGTAGACCGATTTATTATCGGTCTATTTGTTGTAAAAGCAATTTATATTGCTTATTTAATATCAATTGGAGGCTAATAAAATGAGAGTAATATCGAGTAAAAACCCTTTGACTAAGGAAACTTGGGCATTCGTTAAACTATTAAGAGAGGGTCATGATCATGTCAGTAATGGACACGATCATAAAGTATATCTACAAAAAGACGTTAATGGCGTTGAGCATTTAGTGACTCAAAACAAAGACGGAAAGATCGAGTCAATAGAAAGATTGGAGGACTAATGACAAAAGAACAACAAGAGAAATTTGAGGAAATACAAAATATAATTAATCAACTTGTGTATGACCTTGAAGATTTAAAAAATGATTTAGAAGATAATAAAAAGTAATTCACGAAACACGGTCCACGATAAACGGTCCGTGTCTAGGCTCACGAGTTGAAAGAGCCTACTGACGAGTAACTCAAACAAAGGAGAGCAAAATGAATAACAATATATTACAAGTACAAAACAAGGTCGTTTACGGAAATGATCTCGTCTACCCTGTCTGTGACAAAGCAAAAAAGTTCGCTGATCTTTTATGTGTCAAAACATTTAATGATCATCACATTTGTAAAATCTTAGACTTAGGGTTTAAATTTGAGTTAGTGGTCGACTCAAAATTTCAAAAAATATTAAATAGGGGGTAACAATGGCAGATCATATAACCAAGCTAACCGACATCTATAATCGTTGGTTAGACCAAGACGAAAATAAAAACGTTGATAAGGGTTCAGCAGACGATGTTTTATTATTTGATGAGTCCTTGACGACAGACCAAAAAAACTTTTTAGAGCGTTTTTGTGATTTGTGGGAAACTGCACAAGATCATGAATACGAATTAAAACTAAACAGAGCATATAAAGAAGAAAGGAGGTTCTAATGGAAATTAGAATTATCGACAAAAATCAAAAGTTGTTACCTAATAAATTGGGTACACATTTTGGAAGCGTGATTAATTGGTCACGTTCTCGCTCATGGTTTAAGCTTGACGCTTTAACTATTGGTAATGGTGCTACGGTCTATTATTGGTCCGATCGCCATAGTGGTACGTTAATTGACGTTATCACTAAAAAAAACGGTAGACGCTTTATTGTGGTTCAAATGGACTATGCTAAGCGTACCGATAGTAATGGCTTTTCAGAAAGCCAGACCTATGAATTTACGCCTAACCCTGAGGGGCGTAAACATTACGCTGAGGTTATCGACATTGAAACCTCAGAAGGTGAAAGAGGGTTTATTCTCGAACCTAGAGAATTTAATCCTAAGACGAACCGTTTTTCAAAAGACGGTAATCGTATCACCTTGGGACATCGGTCCGAGTATTGGGACCCTTCGTTCTAATATACATTTTCTAAGACTCCGATTTGGGGTCTTGGACAATGTGTAAATACTAAGCACGATTGAGATTGAATTTGATCCCTCAATCAATAGACGTGTCTATGGTCCCTTTCATTGTAGTGGATTAGTTTCAGAGGTAGCCTCTAAGTTTTTCATAACCACTTTAAAAAAAACAAACTTAACTAGCAAGGCACGTGGGACTGTCTAAAGTGAACCAAAAGGATTTCCTAAGTTACAAGGATCATCACCTTGGCTTTCGTTATCAATCTTCACAAGTCCCACTGACCAAAACTTTTTAAAATAGTTGGTTGAAAAAAAAATAAAACTAACAATAAAGAGTATAAGAGATTGAAAAAAAAACTTGAATTTTTTTACGATGTCTCGATATAGTAAGTAAGAAATATAGAAGGACCTGAAACCAAACAAATTGCAATTTGTTTGGAGGCACTCTGACTGAATAACGATTTTAAAACAGAGTCGTAAGGTATAGGGCTCAAGAAGTATGGCCAAATGGCTGAGGTCTTGAGAAGTAAGTGCGAGTAGAGAGAGATAAACTATCTGTTCCGTCCGAAAGTTGTGGGTAACAGTTCAAACCCCACGAGTACCCTCAGGTCCTTCTACGTTTCAAACAAAGGAGGCTATAATGCTGATTATAGTTCTAGACCCATGGTAGCCCTTAGGGGCTACTTTTCATTAAAATAAAAGGAGAGCAAATGACTAAACAAGACATACATGAACTCGTGTGGAATTATCTTTTTGATAAAGCATACGATGAAGACAAGCTATTTGAAGAGATTGAGTATCTTCTCAAATCTTTTGATCAATGGTGTGGTTATACTTCTCAAGAAATTTGGGAATATTGGAATGATAATAAAAAAAGATATGAATTCGGAGACGAGTTTATTCCTTTTTTGATCAATCACATTACGCTTGATAATAAAACTTATGACGTTGACGGTATCAAAATTACACCGACACTCAAAAAACAATTATTTGTTTTTAAAAATAAACTAGAAGAAAAGGAGAGCAAATGACTAGAGAAAAACAAGACCTACTTGTTAAACGCAATTCAGTCGACTCAAAAAGATTTCACCCTTACTGTGCTAGGGCTGAAACTTTTGCTTTATTAACAAGAAAACTAACCTTAAATGAAGATGAATTAAATTGGATTGGACTTTTAGGTTATAATATTATAATACTAGATAAGGAGGTAAAATGAGTAAACTAAAACTGCTATATAGAAAAGTAATGTTTTTATTTTCTAAACAAGATCTAGACGCAATTTTAAAGTATGACCCTTTAAACATACTTACAGATAAAAAAATTAAAGGTATATGGTTAGAACAGGAGGAACAAGAATGACATCAGGCGTACAAGAAAAAAGAAGAATGATTGTCGGTCGAAATCTTAAATACAAGACCAACGATCCACGAGTCACGCTCCAAAGACTACGAGAGCAACAAGGCTATTTACTTTTAGATTTCACTCACTCAAAGTATTTGGGTAAAGAAACGCTAAGAGTGAAGATAGACGGAATGGATAGACGTTTTTATGAGCGATATCTATCAGAAAGAAAACTTAATCAGAAAGGAGAATAAATGACGTGGACTATACATCAAGGTTATTTGGGAGACCCTAAAGGTCTTCCCATAGCTGACACGTTAATCTTTGTAAAGCACAAAGAAAGAAGTTACGAGGCAATCGCTTTATATAGTGGAGAACATCGTAACGTTTATAAGAAAGATAAGGACAAGCTTTTCGATTATTTATCGAGTCCAAAATCTTTGAGTAAACAACAATTTGAAAATTTTCTAAATCCGAACGATAATTTTATGGACAGAATTTTCAATAAAAGCACGAGAACTTTAGAAATCAAAAAGTTTCTGGAGTCACAATTAGAAAAGGAGAAAGAATGAAAATAGACGTAAGATCGAAAGATTGTGTTTATATCACAATAAAGGGAGTTGTTTATTATATTGATGACTCAACAGGAGAACAAATAATAGATAAATGGAAGGAGACTAAATAATGGCTATTGTATTTGGAGGCGTTCGCTATGACGAAAAATCTACAGGTGTGGCTAGGTTAAAGAGAAAAGCTAAAAAGAAAAAAAGTAAAAAGAAAGGAAGAAAAAAATGAACGATCAATTAAAAACAGTGGGCATGGTATCAGCTATGTTTGGTATTATGTCTGGAGACGACAGAGAAGGTAAAGTAAAATATCAAAAAAGATTTTTTGAAACAGTCAATGGAATAAGTTTTCCTGACGATTGGGATAGTTTACCTTTAGAAGAAAAAGAACGTAGATTAGAAGAAGTGCAAAAGTTAGCGCTAGAAAAGGAGAAAGAATGAAATATAAGTTTGATCATATAATCGATATACTTCTTCATAGAGACGGTTGGTTAAGAGTGCCATGGTGGGTACCACAAGACCAAGAAAGAGAACAAGAAAGGAGCAATAACTATGAAACACGAGCACGCGTTCAACAATACAATCAATCACGGTCATATCGAAGGACCGTTTGATTTTCATTTAGTACAAGTAAACAAACAAGAGGTTTACGTTTACGATCACGGAAATTATTTGTTTAAAACAAAAATTCCTCGTGTTGATCCTAAATATGTCAATGATGTGAAAGAACTCAAAAACGCAAGAATAAAAGAGATCATTCGCATAGCAAAAAACAAAGTTAGCGATGTCTATTTATATTAGAGGCTTTGTTGATTATCCGTTGAGCCAATATTCTAATGAAGAGCTATTGGCTCGACTCAATAAAATAAAGAACATTATTAAAAATTCAGCACATTGTGATTTAGATGTAAAATTAAAATTAATAATGGAACAAGAAATAAAAGAAAGGGAAGTAAATGACTGTAAAAATAATAAATTGGTCTGAAGCTAAAAAACAGAAGCTT